CGTGAGCGGCATCCTCCCAAACAACTTTAACTATCGGAGGATAAACTCGCATTCTTCTTGTCTTTTATAGCGTGATACCACTTCCAGACAAGCCATCCGGACTGTAACACAATGTAGATCAGCGTGGCAATGGCGACCCATTCATTGATCGTCATACCGCCAACGGTCACGGCAGTAGTGATCGCAATCGGAGGTGCGGCTTTTGCTGCTTCGCTAATAACGTCTGACTTTTGCTCAGGTGTCATGGCTAGATTTTAATCGAATGATTGCTATTCAGGCATTGGAGGCCACGGAAGATCAGCCTCGTTTTCAAAAGCAACATCATCAGGTGTGTTTTCTGGCATGTCCCTTAGAGCTTGACGATAGGCTTGCCACTTTAATCGGGTAGCTTCTGGCACATCTGGTAGCTGTGTCCAATCTGTAGCAGCTAGTCGTGAATTACGAAACGGCCTTACCATTTCTCTCTGGCTTGAGTAAGGTATCTCTTGCCATTCCGTAGTTACTGGCTGGCCCTCAGCGTGTAAATGCACTAATACTCTTTTAATTACTGGCATGATTGTTTCCTATTTAACACCGTAGAGCACCCAATAACCTGTTGCGCTAAATTGTATAGATGTAATAGAAGAAGTAGAAGGCGAACTATAACCCCCCGATAATATCATCGCATACGGCTTCGTGAACCTCAATGCGTTTTAAGGCTTCGGAATCACCGGAGGTCATTTTTTATTACCGTTTATGATGCTTGATAAGCGTTGCCAGCCTCAATCGACGCGTTGACAGCCGACAGGTCGCGATCATCGAACCATCCCTTGGCAATCATAAGCTCAAGATGCTCCACGTTGCGCTTGATGCAGTCTTGGCGCTCTTGCGCTGACTCGTTTTGCATCCGAGTACCGGCAACGATGGCGTTGATGAGATCCACCGAATCACCCATTGCTGAGAAATGGCGGTCAAGTTCTGCTTGGCTGGGTACTTCTTGAATAACTTCAGACATGATTAAGCTCCTTTGAGGGTTGCAAGCTCGGCTTTCACCGAGTCAAGTTCAGTTTTCAATTCTTTGATGGCGTTGACCATGTGCCAAAACACATTGTCGGAGTCTACCGATAACACACCGGTGGATTCTTCCTTGACGCAATCAGGGCAGACCTGCTGAAGCTCTTGAGCGATAACGCCAAGTTGAATGCCGGGTCGTTGTACTGCATCGCTTGGCTTCAGTTCAGGATCAACTTCATCAGGCAAGCGGTACTCAAAGTTACGAACACGGATTTGGCTGATCTTGTCCAGGCCCTCGGTGTTATCAACGATGTTCTTCTTAAGGCGTTGGTCAGAGGTGGTTGACCATGAAGAACTGTTATTGCCTTGGTAAACACCGCCGCCGCCCGGAGAAATAAAACCTGTAGAACTTCCCTTGCCTGTAAGATTTGAACCTCCGGCAGAACCAATTACAATTTCATTAGTTACTGTCGTTGCGGCCCTGCCTGCACTTGGTCCTATGTATACATTGTATGATCCAGTTGTTAATTCATAACCCGCATACAATCCTAATAAAACATTACTCGCTCCACCATTAACACTATATCCAGACTGATGACCAACAGCAGTGTTACTTGCGCCTGTGGTGTTGTTGTAGAGGGCTTGAGCACCAACAGCAGTGTTGTTAGAAGCGGTGGTGTTGGCGTAGAGGGCTTGGTAGCCCATTGCGGTGTTGTTGTCGGCGGTGGTGTTAGACCTTAGTGCTTGATTTCCAAGTGCCGTGTTGTAGCTGCCGGTTGTGTTGGCATACATCGCAGAGTTGGTTGAAGGAGTTCCAACGCCGCCAACCGCTGTGTTTCCCTGACCCGTTGTGTTGCTGTACAAGGCACGATAACCCATAGCGGTATTGCTATAAGAACTCCCGCCGGTTGTATTGCTATAAAGTGCTTGATAGCCGAAAGCATCCACGTTTCCGGTAGTGTTGCCATAACCCGCCGTATACCCAACAGCAGTGTTACTTGCGCCGGTGGTGTTGGCGTTTAGGGCTGCGTAGCCGATTGCGGTGTTGTTAGAGGCGGTGGTGTCGTATTGAAGTGCACCATAACCAACAGCAGTATTGTTAGATGCCGTGCTATTTCCTAATGCCTGCCATCCAATTCCTGTGTTACCTCCACCTGTCAAATTTTCAGAAAGAACAGCGTAACCTAATGCTACGTTGTTTGCTCCAGTTGTATTTTTATTAAGGGAGACTTGACCAACAGCGGTGTTATAACTACCTGTGTTCGCTCCTAATGAACCACTACCAATAGCCGTGTTTCTAATTCCAGTCGTATTAACGTCTAAAGCCTGATAACCCACCGCCGTGTTATCCGTACCGGTGGTGTTATCGTTGCCTGCTTCAAACCCAATAAAGGTGTTGTTTACACCGGTAGTGCTGGCCCCGGCGTTATACCCAAGCGCCGTCAGATAAGGCGAAGCACCCGCAGTTGTCATTGACCCATACACCGTCCCCAGTGTAGTGGGCGCGGCGGCGGAGACTGATGCTGCAACCCATGCGCTACCACTATAGACACGCATTTCGTTTGCTGTCGTGTTGAAGTAGAGCGCACCTGTAATCAGTGCATTACCGTCGTTGTCTACGCTAGGATCGCTGCTCTTTGCGCCTAAGTAGCGATCGTCGAAGCTGTCATAGCTAGCAGCGGCAGCTGATGCGCTTGCGCTAGCGGCACTAGCAGATGACGCAGCAGCGCTTGCTGATGAAGCAGCAGCGGTTGCAGAGGCATCAGCAGCGATTTCGTCAGCATTGACAGCAGCGGCTAAAGCGTTGGCCTCGGTTGCAAAGTCCGGTAATGCTCCCAAAAAGGCATCGGCTCTGGTTGCGAAATTCGCTGGGTCATCTCTGCTCGGCGGTGTTGGTAAAGCTGTGATTGTCATATCAAACCCTCGATTTCAATGCGGCATAGTGAGCGCGTTGGGTACGCAATATCAATGCTGAAGTCTCTATAAAAGCCATAAACTACAAGTGGCTCATAATCCTCGTCGCTTGAGCCTATGTAAACGGACGGGATAGCGCGAACGTCGGCAAGTATTTTCTGAACCGATTTTAGACTCGTATTCGGCAAGTAAAAAGATGCGCTCATTCGCTTGGAATAAGCGCGTTCTTGGAAGGTTACAACGCCCGTGTCGGGGTCGGTGTCTTTTTTGCTGTAGTCAATAATACCTATGGTTGCGCCTAGCTCCGTCCCGTAGTCGCCTAGCGTATACATCGTGCCGAAAAGAAGCTCCCCAATGGCAATAGACCCACCAGTAAGAATCACGGTCATTTCTGCGCTGAGTCTGATCGGTAAGCCGGTTATGACAAGCTGATCTTCCAGGCTAAAGGGTTCGAAAAAGTATTCATACCAGTCCGTTACAACACTGCTCTCAAGGTCAAATGTCTGGTCGTAAATCGGAGGGCTTGCGCCGTTGTCCGTAATAATGACTCGACATGCAGTCGCGCTGATATTGATAAGCGCAATCGAGTCTACAAAGTAAGGGCTCGGAATGAGTCTTACGGTCAAATTAGTTGTTGCCGTGGTCTGCGTCGATAGTTGACCGTCGAACATGGCATGTGTGTTATCTGAGCTATAGAAAGCCCAGTATGTAGAGCCTGCTTCGTCAGGAATATGGTTTGTGTTGTTGTTTACAAGGCTTATGTAGTAGTGCGTTGCGTAGTCAACGATTGCGTCTTTGGCATAAGTGGTTGCCGATGACCAAGCAGCATAAGTTTCTGGTGCGTTGCTGTAATCAAGCATCGCCGGAGTGAAAGTAACTGGCTTTAAAAGTTTCATACAGTCACCGTCTCAAGTGGCTGGTCAACATCGGTCTTGACCGTCAGGCCACGAACGTCCCAGTTATCTTGCAAGCGAGCCATCTTCGCACTGTTGATAGCCGTAGCACGAGCCTCAAATCGCAGTTGCACGACCTCATCTCTCAGCGACCTAATCTCTGCTGCTACGACGTTTTCGCCGCCGACAGCAGGGTTGTATTGTGCTGGCACGACCGCTTCGCCTTTGTGCAGCATAGCAACCATATCGCTTGGCACAAAGTTTGTGCCAGTGGCTAGGCCGGTTAAGTCTTGGTCATAGTCTTGCAAGCCAGAGCTGCCTCCGCTGCCCGCACCAGGCGATGTGCCTCTTGCTCGACCAAGCGCAGCTGCAATAGCGTCAGCAGCACCAAAACTAACCTCGGATTGGAACTGCGCCGCCGCTTGCTCTGGCGTGAGTGATTCGCTGTAGTTCCAAGCGTTAGGGCTTGAGACGTTATCTCCAAATGTTTGACCTGTGGTCAACCTACCACCTAAGAACGTGCCACCTTTGCCATTTTTCGAGCTTTCAAGTCCGAAAGCGAGGCTTTCGACCATAGCTGCGCTGCCAAGACTGCTTAATTGAGCATTTATTGACGCAACATAATCGTCGATTTGTGATCTTATCTCTGGGCCTTGTATCTCACCTCCGGAAGGACCGCCTGCAAAGGATAAACCAGAGCCCCTAGTCCACGAATAACGACCGCCCTGGCGTGTTTCGCCTCCGTCTAAAACAGACGCAATAGCAGCGGCTCCGAGTACGGCTAATCCAGCAGGTCCAAGCGCTGTAGCGGCAGCAGAGATACCTGAGCTTATACCGCCAGCAATTGCGGTAGCTCCAGACGCAATAGCTGATCCCGCTGCTGCAACATTCGACCCAATAGCACTTAAGACACCGCCGCCAGCAGCTGCAGCTCCTGCGCCTTCACCAAGAACTGCAAGACCTCCCTGACCAATGCTAGTAGCGGCAGCGCCGCCACCAATAATGCTAGCAGCGGCAGCTCCTCCGGCTGCAGAAGTAGCTCCTGGTAAAGTTAGCCCAAGGCCGCTTGCTACAGAGCTCATCGTGCTTTGAATTACGCCCGTAATTGGGCTCATAATTGATGAGACAAGAGACTTGATTGACAAGGTAAGTGGATTTGTCAGAGCTGTGATGCCCTCCGCAACACCGTCCATAAAAGGCTTGATGATTGATTCGGCAACGAAAGCCTTAAACTTGTTTCTAAGCACGTCGAGCAGGTTGTCGAAGAAACCTTTGCCAGATTCAAAACCGCGCATCAACGCATCGGTTAAACCTCTCGAGAGTTCATCGGTTGTTTTCTTCCAAGCCTCAGCAGCATCTTTTGCGGATTGAACGTGTACGCCTTGTTCTTTTAGGTCGGCTAATTCTCTAAGTCTAACGGCTTGCAGTCTATAATTCTCTGCCGTTTCAGCGTCAAAATCAGCCTCCAACGCAAGCTGTGAGGCACGATCCATCGATGCTGCTCGATCTCTGATTTTTGCAACCTCTAAAAGCCCAATCTCTTTAGCGGTAAGCCCGACCTGTGACTGGCTCTCTCGGAGCTTTGCAATCTCAGCGTCGATGCCTTCAATAGTCTTTCTTTGCTGATCGTAGGATTTTTGTTGAGCGTCTTTGTATCTACCGTAACTTGCCTCACCGTCTTTTAAGGCCTGATTCAAATCTTCTTGCTCGATCAGCTCTTCTATCAACTGACGAATCCTAATTTTCTGATCGTCGTTTAGTTTATTGAGCTCTGGCAAGTATTTGATTAATACATCATAAGCTGCTCTTTGTCCGGCAGTCATTTCATTGAGCGGACCAAGACCGTCAGCGAGCTTTTGGATTTGATCGCTAATTGAGCTGGTAACCTTCTCGTAAGCCTTTGTTTGCTCTTCGGCGGCTTTCTTCGCATCCTCGCGTTTTTTAGCCTCGGCTTCTAGTGCGATATTAGCGTTCAGAATCTCCACGATCTCTTGCTTGCGCTGCTCGGTGAGCTTAAGCGTGCCGTTTTGGATTTGCAGCATAACGTCCAGGGCTTGCCTTTGCGCCGCTGTCAGCTTGCCGTGATTGGCTTCCTCAAGCAGCATTTCAGAGTTTTGCTCGCGCAACTTCTCAATGAGCTTCTTGTAAGCCTCTTCTTGCTTTTCAATCTCTTTGATCTGTTCTTTAGTCAGTGCAATTTGTTTCTGTTGCGCTGGCGAAGCGTTTGCTTCTAAGAATGCAGCGCGTTGAGATTCTGTTTCATAAACCGCCTTGGTCGCGGACTCGGCTTTCTTGTTCTCAGCAACCATTGCGCTTATTGCGTTGACTGCTGGCACAGCGGCAGCAGTTACAGCCATGATTGCAAGCGCAACCGGATTAGCAGCAAAGGCAGCAGATAGAGCGATCACGCCGGTCGTGAGAGCGCCAACAGCGGCAGTGATAAGCGGCAGAGCAGCAAGCAGAGCGCCGCCCGTAAAGATTGCAGCCCAGATCATCAGCTGTGTCTTATTGCGCTCAATAGCGTCGCCAAGCGTCGTTACGCCGCTTCCAAGACCTGATAGCAGCGATGTTAGTCCACGCACAGAGTCGAGCAAAAGATCGCCAAACAAGCCCTTGTTGATCGTCCTAAAAAGCTCATCCCAAGTATCGCCAAGGTTGCTAATGGCACCGTCAAGCGTGTTTGCTCGATTCTCCATAGCGCCAGCAAAATCAACCTCGCCTATCGAGCGAAGATACTGCGTAATCTCGGCAGCGTTCTTGCCAATATTGGTGCTAACGCCTCTAAAGGTTAGCGTGACACGGTCACCCTCTGCATTGGCCTTAATGCCAAATTCTTTTAATCGCTCAAACTCACCTGTTGCAGCGTCAGCTATAGCCTCGATAAGATCGTTGAGGCTCTTACCCATCGCGCTTGCGGTGTTGCCATAGCTCTTAAGAGCATCTGCGCTAGCGTCTAAGCCTAACGCCTTCATCTTAATAAATGCGCTCGTTACTTCCGCAAGGCTAAAAGGCGTAGTGGCTGCGAAGTTCTTAATCCAAGCAAACTCAATCTCAGCGTTGCGGCTGGAGCCTGTAACGGTGATAAGCGATGAGTTCAGGATGTCAAACTCGCGCTGTACTTGCACGAGCTTGGTCGTAAAGGCTTGAACAGAGAAAGCGCCAGCGATAGCGCCAAGAGCAGTAGTCACGCGATCAATAGACTTCTCAACGCTTCCCATAGCGTTATCGACTGTCCTTTTGGCTTTGTCCATGTCCTGTTGCAGCCGGACAATGTTTGCAGCCATCTCGATCGTAAGCGTTCCGACTGTGCCGTTCATTTTTTAGCCTGAATGAATGCCTTAAATGCGTTTCCGAGTTTCTTGCTTACTGCTGCGCGGTCAAAGGTGTTCACTGGGTCGCCATGCGGGGGTGGTCTATCCGGTGATTCAGCCTGCCTAAACTCGTCCAAGTATAACCTTGACATGCCTAAAAGGATAGCAAACTCCCAAGGCTGCAAATCGATACAGATAGAGTCAGACCAGTGCTTTAATGTCGTTGGAGACAAAGGGCTTGGGCCTTGGCCGTTATTCTCGACCATGCCAAGCGATGTCCAGTATCCAAGGAGATACTCGGCTTGCACATCCGGCATCAGCGGAGTGCCGCCACGATTCAAAATATCCTGCTGTCGCGTAACAGGCTTTTCTTTGCTTACAGACTCAGACTTTTTAGGGGTGGCGTGAAACCAACCGAGCTGGCGAGCGTAGAGCGTTAGTTCTTCTGCGACTTCTGCATAAAATTTGACCAGTCTCCGATGTGCTTGTTGACTTGCTCAGAGATAAAACCAATCGTCGCATCGAGATAAACAGCCTTGAACATCTCATAGCCTGTCAGGTCTTTGTAACCAAAGTTATTAAAAGACACGGTGCAGGATGCCAAGAACTCTGCATCGAGCTCCCGCTGCTCGTTGTCCTTCATCTTCTTGCCGCCCTTTTTCACAAACTCAAGCACTGCGCGATTGCGGATGCTTTGAGCTTTCTGAAATGGTTTTGAGCCTGGTCCGTAGATCGTGATGCTTAACGGCAAGCCCTTTTCGTTATGCAAAGGGTCGCCATCAGGGGTTTCAAGCTCGACAATAGTGGTGTCGTTTACAGCAAGCGTGGAAATATCAAACA